AACCACTTGTTTGCCGGTCAAAAGAACTTCTGTCGCCATCACTTCAAAGCGACGGTTCAGCATTTTGAGCATATCCGCCAGGTTGTCGGCGACTGCGGCCTGAATGCGGCTTTCAGGAGACATGCCACCCATAAATGCCTCACCCGGGCGGCGTTTGAGACCCTGTTGAGGCCGAACCACCCGTTTTTCCTTGAGGTAGGCTGGTTTAAAACTCTTGGTCTCGTAACCACGGTTCGCCACCACCTTGCCTTCAACCAAAGGCGAGACAAAGGGCGTGATGCGTGGTTTGCCATCGACCACATCGAAGAAAATCTCCTCCGTGTCAGATCGTGAGACCGTTGAGAAAAAGGTTCGGGCTAGAAACTGGACCGGCTCGGCGTTGGAGGCGACAATTCCTTCAATGACGCGCTCCAGGCGACCGGTATCATAAGCGTTAATCGGCATGGATTTAGGCTCCTACAACAGGCTTGAGGAAAATACTTTGAGACCGAAGCCCCGGCTTGGCGGTGGACTTGTCATGACCGGTGCCGAAGACGAGGGCGTCTTCGTTAAAGCAACCGGTGAACCAGACGGCAGCCTTGATAGCCCCGGCACTGGCATCCACATCGCTTTGCAGAATGGCGATAGGGTTTTCAGAACCGTCGGCGGCGGCGGCGAGTGAAAGCTTGAAGGTATTGTCGGCAGTCACTTCACCCAGCACGGCACCCATGCCCAAGGTTTCACCGGCGGCGATGACCACGGTGTCGGTGTGACGAGGAAAATCACCGGCAATGAGGTCTTCTTGAGTGAATGCATCAACATTGCCAAAATTGGGATCGCGTAGCGCCATGATCAGGCTCCTTGATTAGGTGTGGGTTTATGGCCGAGGGTCGAAAGCGCCCGGGCCGTCATGGCTTCAACGACAGTGTCTTCTTCACCTTCCGGGGCATCGGCTCCAACAACCGGATTGTCGATACTCGCCATGGCCGCTTTCAGCAGGCTGCCAGTTTTCGGCTGTTCAGGTGTGGACGACAGAACCTTGATGGCGCTCGCGGCGTCCAGGTCAGTTTCCAGCGCAAGAGATCGAGCCAAGTCAGTGCGGCCTTCTGCTTCTGTTGCATTCAAGATGGCTGCAATGCGGCTGCGCTCAGACGCCTGACCACCCCGATGGCCCTCCAACTTCAAAGCATCAGTATCAATCGGCGTGACTTTTAATGATTGTGCATGGTCCTTAGCGCCGGGGTTTTCCTGGGTGGCATCAATAGGCGTGTCTTGGTCTTCATCCATCTGTCTTTTCCTTATGGTTGAGACATGATGCGCAGCGGCCCGCACACCTGTTGTTGTTACCGACGGGGCCGCCCGTCGCTCTAATTCTGATAAAGTTTCAGCGAAGGTCGCAATGTCATCGGCAAGACTCGTGGCGACAGCTTCTTGTGGGTTGAGCCATCCCGCCTCAGTGGCGCGAACGACACTTGCATCAATATTTCGATTGCGGGCTACCGTGGAGACGAACAAGCCATAAAGCCGATCCACCTCAGACTGGAGCGAGGACTTAGCCTCAGCTGTCAGCGGAAAATACTCGCTACCATCAATCTTGCGATCACCGGCAAAGACCGGCGTGTAGACGTATCCCTGCTTGGCATCTTTCGCGCTTTGGTCCATGTGCATGGCGACCACGCCAATAGAACCAACACCGGCGGAGCGTGGCAGCGTGAGACGTTCCGCCGCACTGGCAATTGCATAGGCTGCCGAATAAGCATTCTCGTTGGCGATGGCCCAGACCGGTTTGATGCTTCGAGCCTGATAAATGGTGTCCGCCAAATCAAACAATCCGGCGACTTCTCCGCCAGGACTATCGATTTCCATGAGCACGGCACGGACTTGAGTGTCGGTCATGGCCTCACGGACCTGTGCGCCGATAGAGGCGTAACTGGTCAACCCGCTTTCCGCATCCAGACCACTGGAACGCTGTACCAAAGTGCCCTGCACAGGGATAACGGCAACACCACCACCTGAGACGGAATAAGAAGCCCGCCCGTTGGTATCTGGGCGGCTTATTGCTGCCAGCGGTTCATCGAGATGCTTTCTAAACACACCTTCGATCACTCGCAGCTTATCGAACCCGATGGCCAGCGGCGTGTTATAGAGCCGTGACCACAGACGGGGATATTTCATGGCTTTGCTTCCTTACCGTGACCTGCTTCTTGATCGGGTGATTCCTCAACAAACGGCTGCCCCGACACGACATCTGCCGCACCCAGTAGACCAAGCTCGGCCATGCGTTCGCGTTCCCGCGCCCGTTGTTCCAGGACTTCTTCCCAGTCAAGACCTTGCTCGGCGCATTCGTTCTCCAAAGTCGAAACTCCGATATCCATACGGGTCTGAGCGGCTTTAGCTTCCTTGACCGGATCCACCCACCCCCGCCCTGGCCCAATCCAACGGGACCGAGCATAAGCACGGCGATGTTCATAAAAATCTTGGGCTTCGATCAGCCCGGCCTCGATGACTTCCTCGAGCCAGAGTTCGTAAACGGGCTGCGTCCATTGGGCTGACAGCCATTGCCGACGACCATTAAAAAACCGCGAGGCTTCCAATAATGCCGCCCGGGCACTGGAGTAATTGGTCTTGCTAAAATCCTTGAGCAAAAGTTCGTAGGGCATGTGCAATGCCGCCGCCACATGACGGGACATGGCCTCAACAAAAGGAGCAAACCCATCTGCCGGGCGAGACGGCGCGAACGATGACAACTTGTCACCCGGAAACAACGGCATAACCGCTCCACCTTTGAGACGGACCCGGTTTTTGATATAGGCGTTGCGGTCCTGCATATATTGATCGGCGTCGCCGCCAAACATCTCGACAATGCTGTCCTGATCCATAGGCGTTTCAATGAAGGCCGCGATCATGGCGTTGATAACGGCAGCCTGCAGTTCACTGCTCTGGTATTTATCCAGCATACGAAACTGCTTCATCACTGCAGAGAACAGAGGCTTTCCCCGGCTCTGGCCTGTGCGTTCCTTGTCATGGACATGAATGACGCGGTGGCGGCCCCAGCGCGTAAACGCAGGCACCCGCTGCCAATCAGTGGCCGCATATCCCCAGGTGAAATGATCACCGGGATGAGTTTTCTTAATCCAATAAGCCTGCGGCGCACCGTAGCCATCAACCTCAATACCGGCGCGCATGCCTTTGCCATCACTTTTGTGCGGTGGCGTCGACAGACGGTCGGCCTCAATCACTTGAATACGGGTGGCGAACGGTCCGTCGCCGGGTAACCACAAGGGAAGCGCCAACGCTTCGCCGTTTAATAATCCAGAACGAAACACCAGTTGGGTGAGGCCTGCAAAATTCAGCGTTCGACCTGCATCACAGTCAGTTCCATCAGCCCAGGTCCGCCACAGGGCTTCAATCTGATTGCTCCATTCATCAGCCCAAACCTTGTCACGACCCAGCGCCCGATAGTCAGGCTTGGCCGATAACCGGAACCCGGTGCCGACCACATTGTCGGTGATGGTCTGGATTGCGCCCGAAGCAATGCCGTTATTAATCGCTAAATCACGATTGCGCGCCCGCAGAATGGGCAGGTCATCCAGCAAGTCCGCATCAGCTGAACCGAATGATGCCTGCCAGGAAGCTGTTTCCCGGTCCGTGGTCGAGGCACCATGATAGGCTCCCGCTTGAGCCTTTGGCCGCGAGATGAAAGAACGCAATCGATGGAGCATTTAAAATTCCACGTAAATCGGAGCCCGCCGAGACAGACCCTTAAGCTTGGCAATCTGGTTTTTAAGACCAGCGACATACAGACGCAGGTCAGCAACATTGGCTGGCGTATAGGCAACACGCCCACCGGTGCCGATATCCACGACCTGGCGTTGACCGCCCGTGGCAAGCACATGCAGAGCAGCCTCGGCTTGCGTAAGCCGGGTTTCCAATGTTGATAATTCAGTCATGATCTCAAACCTGTTTAGAGCCAGGGATCGTCGGACAAGATAGGATCTGCCCAACGCGATGATGTGTCGGTTTCCGCCTCCGGCATGGTTAGCGATGGTTTGACTTTCACCGCGTTGCCCTTGTTATTTTCCTTGGCGTTTTCTTCCAGTTTGCTTTCCTTGTTACGCGCTACACGCTCGGTCAGTCGCACCAGATCATATTCAGCTGCCGCTCGGGCATAGACCCGGCAATCCAGCGCCTCGTTACGTTCACGGGTTTTTTGCCACTCGATAACGGCAAACCCGTTTTTCTTAACCCGGGTCACAGCCTGCTCGGCGGTCAGTTGCTTAAAATACTCCGGGTCATACTGCGGAAAATGACAGTATCCCGGCGGAAACCCTTCGCCCTCCGCTTCATCAGGCGTTTCTTGACGCAGATTGCCATAGAGCTCGGCCTTGAATACCGGCCCGCAGACCGTCCACAGCTTGGCACCACGCTTGCGTTTGCGCTTGCCAATCTTAACCTCGACATCGCTCGGTCCCTGAATGGGGAAGCGGCTTTTATCCACGCCCTTAATAGGCATAACCCGCCCCAGTGGAGCCGTCCGCGACCAGGCATACACTTCCTGGGTGGCGTAACCGGAATCAACCGCCATGCGCTCAATAATCATACCGGCCCCGGTTCTCGCATGAGGAAACCGTTCTTCCAGCATGGCGCTCAGCTTGTTCCAGACACCGGCCTTGGCCGTATCGCCAAGGAGAACCCGGTAGTCCACCGACCAGCTTTCTCGGCTCCGACCCCAGGCCACAACCTCGACCTCAATACGGTCGCGTTGGATATCGGCACCAGCTGTCAAAAACAGTCCGCCTTCAGGCACAGTGCCAATCGGGTATTCCTCACGACAGTTGTAAATACGTTCCCATTCCGGAGCTTCGCCCCGGATTTCAAAGACCTCCCCCAACGAAGTGTTGATGAACGTCTTCATGGCCTCCTCGCCTTGCTCCTTGGCGGCAAGAAATTCACGCACCATTTTTTCAAGCTTTATCCAGGGTGAGTAAATCTCGTTCAAATGAAACCCGGCGGTATCCACGAATGGATTTTCTGCTCGCCACTCACCCAAATGGATCGTTGCCCAGCGTTGAGGGTCGCTCCAGATATCGCCACAGTGCTCACAAACGTAGCGAGCGCTCTCGGGCAGATGCTTGCTCTCTTTGTCCTTTTTCCCGCCACCTTTTTCCCAGTGCACCTGCTCCCAACGCAGGGTCTGGTATTCACCACAAGAAGGGCAAGGCACCCAATAGCGGCGTTTGTCACTTTTCTCCCAGGCAGCATCGATCCGGCTCGCCCCCTTGATCGTCGGGGTGGAAACCATGATGATCTTACGATTCCAAAAAGTAACCGTGCGTTTCTTGGCCAGATTAACCGGATCACCTTCGGCTCCAGCGCTGGCCGGATAACGGTCCACTTCATCATAGAGCAAAAT